CTCGATGACATGATTAATACTGCTGCCACTGGCGAGCGTAATGGAGTTATCTTCAAGACGTGCGCTAAGGATGAGCCTCGTGATGCAGAAAAAGTAGCTCAGAGGAAGATTAGACTTTTTACTCTTGGTCCCATGTGTTTCTTTATTTTATGTAAGAAATACTATGGGGTTTGGATGTCGATATATTCTAAAAACTTTCTCGAAACTGAGACTGTTGGTGGCGTAAATCCCTTTTCTACTGACTGGGGACGCGTTTACAAACGTCTCAGCCGTTTTGATAGAATTATTAACGGTGATTTTAGTAAATTCGATAAGAAGTCTTCGACACTTATGATCATGGCTGCTGCCACGGTTATTATTAAGGTGAAGAAGGCTATCTTAGCCAAGAAGGGAGTTGTAATGCCTGATAGCTACTACAATTCTCTCATCTCGGTTGCAAGCGATATTGCTAATCCGCTTATTATGATGGATAAAGATCTTCTTGAACTTCCCGGCTCTTTGAGCTCGGGGATTTTGATGACTTTCTTGTTCAATGATATCATCAATTCACTGTATATCAGGATGGCCTACTATAAGTTGGCTTCCGTTACAGGAGTTCCTTCGGTCCAACTGAAGAAACATTTCTCAGATAACGTTGAGTTTTTCTCATTAGGAGATGACAATACGTATTCGGTTAGTACCGATTCTTTGAAATTTTTCAATTTTAGGACTGTTAAGGAATATTTTGGTAGCATAGGTCTCAAGTACACTAACGCTGATAAGTCTGATGACATTTACGGTTCCATGCCCATTACTTCTGCCTCTATTGGCAAGAGGAAGTGGGTTTATGATCCCGTTTATGAGATTTTCAAGTGTCCTATTGAGAAAGCTTCCATACTAAAGACTATTACTATTTGCGTTGCTAGTAAGAGTCTTACTGCTGTTGAGCAGCAGTTTGAATCTTTGAAGTCAGCTATACCAGAGCTGGCTCAATATTCTGAAGAGGAATATCTTAAGAGAGTTGAGTCTCTTAGGTCTGTCTTTCCAGAGTATAAGTTCCCTTCGTACGATTATATTCTTACGAATCAAAAGGGAAGCGGTATAACTCCGTGGGTTCCTGAATCTCAGAGTATTTACGACTTTGAGTTTAGTGCCGCAAGTCTAAGCTGTGATGACTGTCTCGATTGAGACTGCATATTAGCGATCGTATTCGATCTTCCATCAGAATGATAAACATAGAATAAGTTTTGATGCGTCGCGTTACGATGACAGTAGGAGAGGGTATTTACCCTGTATTATTCTAGGACGCCTTCTTTAATTGACGAGAGTCAAATAATGGTCCAGAATATTCTATGTAGTGTGCGTTTACTAAGCCCTAAGTCAGGCCCTCGTACACTAACTACCGACTTTCTAACACATCTTCTTCATCGCAAGGTTCCAGCGACAATGGGACCCTTAGCAAAAATCCAGACGGGGTTATTGCTGCTGATAATTTTACTGTTAATGAGTCTGATCCTGATTATGTTCAGGAACAGACCACTATCTTTAAAGAGACGCCCGGGACGTATGTTGTCGATATTTCGGCAGAACGTGATTCCACCTATAATGATGGTTTCACGGATAACGTTCCTCTCGGATCTTTTCTTCAACGGCCTGTTCGAATTTATGAGAACACGTGGACTACTTCATT